GATGAGCTGCGCGAGCACCTTGACTGGCTGGCGTGGGGCGCGATCACCAAGACGACGATGGCTCGGCGCAATGCTCAGATCTTCGGGTTCAGCAACGCTGGCGATGACCGGTCCATCGTGCTCAACGATCTGCAGGCGAAAGGCCATGCGGCGGCCGCCGGCGCGGCCGGTGCGGATCCACAGCTCGGCCTGTTCGAGTGGTCGGCGCCCGACGATGTCAAGTGCACCTGCGCCCGACGCTCTCCCGATGCCCCGCATGCTGCTCACTGCCGGTTGCGGGATCGTGCCGCGTGGGCGCAGGCGAACCCGGCGCTCGGCTACACGATTACCGTTCAGGCGATCGAGTCGGCGCTGGCGACGGACCCGGAGGCGGTGTTCCGGACCGAGGTGTTGTGCCAGCGGGTGCCGGATCTGACCGAGGGGATCATCACCGCCGGGCAGTGGGCGAAGCTGCACGACCCGGGCTCGAAACGCGCCGGGGACGTGGCGCTGGGTGCGGACATCTCCCCGCTGCGGGACTACGCGGCGGTGGCGGTGTACGGGCTGCGCGAGGACGGGTTGGGCCACGGGCAGCTGATCGACTACCGGCCGGGTACCGAGTGGCTGGTGGGCCGGCTGGTGGAGCTGAAGGATGAGCTGGACCCGGTGGCGATCGGGATGGGCCGCGGCACTTACCAGTCCTTGAAAGAGGATCTCACCGAGGTCGGTATCGAGGTGCCGGAGCTGTGCGAGGTGTCGAAGTGTGCGGATCCGCTGCATCCGAACGAGCCGCACCGCGGGGACCTGGCGGTGACCACCGCCACGAGCATGGCTGCGGCGTGTGGGCAGCTGATCGACGCGGTGCGTCAGGGGACTTTGCGGGTGGTGCCGTCCGATGATCTGGACGCGTCGGTGACCGGCGCCCGGACCCGGATGTCGGGGGACACGATCGCGTGGGCGCCGAGGGATTCGAAGTCTGACACCGCCCCGGTGGTGGCGGTGACGGTGGGGCGATGGGCGTACGAGACCCGGGCCCATCTGGTGATCGATGCGGATTATGACCTGCTGATGAGTGTCTATTAATGGAGCGCGTTGACCATGCGTACCGTGCTCCGATCGAGGCGGCGTACTCGCTGATCCCCGCGGGCATGCACCGGCTGATCCGGCCGCACTTCCTGTGCGGGCTGGACCCGGTGTTCGTGGGGTTGCATCGCTACGAGGACGCGTCGTTCGGCCGCTCGTACCGCAGCACCGCGCATGTCGCCTACGAGTTCCACCAGACCGGGACTGCCCGGACGAACCGCCGCACCACCGTCGTCCTGCCGGGGCGCCCGGCCGTACTGCGGTTGCCGGTGTTGGTGCATGAGCTGGGCCATGTGCTGGATGCGTCGCTCGGGTTCGCGCACCGGGCTGAGCCGGTTGGCGACTATGCCGCGACCGACCGGTTCGAGGCCTTCGCCGAGGCGTTCACGGCCTGGGCTTTGCCGCTGGGCTACGGGTATGGCGCGCGGAAGGGTCAGCTTTACGCCTCGGATCGGTCCACCGTGGCGCTGTTCGATGACTTGTCGGAGGCGGGTGTGCGGTGAAGGAGATCATCACGGACGCGCTCGACGCGCTGGGCCTGCTGGCGGTGGCGGCCGGGGTTGGTGCCGGCGCGGCCACCTGGGTGGGCTGGTGGGGTCTGGCGATCTCCGGCGGCATCCTGGTCGGTGGCTCGCAGTTGGCGGCGAGGCTCGGGTGAGCCTGTTTACCCGCGGTCGCCATCGCCGCACGTCGAAGATCGACGGCCCGCCGCTGTTCGACGGGGACATCCCGTCGCGCTCGGGCGGTGGCCGGCGCGGCGTGGTGTCGGTGACCTCCGACTCGGCGCTGCGGCACTCCGCGGTGTGGGCGTGCCTGCGGATCCGCGCGGACCTGGTCAGCACCTTCCCGTGTGACGTGTTCCGCCGGATTCAGGGGCTGCGCCCAGCGGAGGTGCCCAAGCCGCCGGTGCTGGTCGATCCGGGTGGCGAGCGATGGGACTACCAGGACTGGATGTACGCCTCCCAGGTGGACCTCGACCGGGCGGGCAACGTGCTCGGGCTGGTGACCGAGCGGGACGGGATGGGCAAGCCGTCCCGGATCGACCTGCAGGCCCTCGGCGACTGGACGGTGCGGGAGCTGCGTGACAGCGGCGAGCTGCGCTACCGGGTGAAGGGCAAGGACTACACCGCGGATCAAGTGTGGCATGAGCGGCAGTACGTGGTCTCCGGCCTGCCGGTGGGGCTCAGCCCGATCGCCTACGCGGCCTGGTCGGTCAGCGAGTACCTGTCGGCCCAGCATTTCGCCCTGAGTTGGTTCGGCGGCGGCGGGATACCGAAGGCGCGGATGAAGAACACCGCCAAGACGATCCCCTCAACCGAGGCGGCTGCGATCAAGCTGCGGTTCGAGGAGACCATGGACCACGGCGGGCTGCTGGTCCACGGCCGGGACTGGGAGTACGACCCGCTGCAGAGCCAGCAGATGGGCATGGAGTGGCTGGAGGGCCGCAAGTACGGCCTGGCCGACATCTCCCGGTACCTGGGCTGTCCGGCGGACATGATCGAGGCGGCCGTCAGCGCCGGCGGCTCGGTGCGGTACGAGAACATCACCTCCCGGCACCTGGACTTCCTGATCATCCACCTCGGCCCAGCCGTCAGCCGCCGGGAGAAGAACCTGACCAAGCTTCTTCCAAAACCCCGGTTCGTCAAGCTCAACACCGATGCGCTGCTGCGGATGGACCCGGAGAAGCGGGCCAAGATGATGGACGAGGCGATTAAGCATCGCCGGATGACCGTGACCGAGGCGCGGGAGCTGGACAACCGGGCGCCGTTGACCGCGGAGCAGGAGGCCGAGTTCGTGCGGCTGTTCGGCACGCCGCGGGAGCTGCCGGAGCGGGACGGTGCGCGGGTGGCCGAGCCGGAGGGCTGGGAGCGGGTCTCCCCGTTCTCGGCGGTGCCGGCGCCGCGGCCGCCCACATTCGATGCGGTTGACGCATGGTGAGGAGGCGACGGTGAGCCAGAGCATCCACATGCGCCGGCTGGTGGAGCTGAAGGACCGGACGACGGCGCGGATCATCGCCCGGGCGCGGCGCGAGGGTCTGGGCGTGGCCGAGCTGGCTGATGTGCGGCTGCCCTGGTATGCGATCAGCAACCAGGCCGAGGAGTCGGACGAGCCGGTCACGGTGTGGATCTACGATGAGGTCGGCGGGTCGTTCGGGGTGGACGCGGAGCAGTTCGCCCGGGACCTGGATGAGATCCAAGCCAAGGAGATCCTGGTCCGGGTCAACTCGCCCGGCGGCAGCGTGTTCGACGGGATCGCCATCTACAACAGCTTGCGGCAGCACCGGGCACGGATCGTGGTCTCGGTGGACTCGCTGGCCGCCAGCATCGCCAGCGTGATCGCGATGGCCGGGGATGAGATCCGGATGCACCCGGGCTCGCAGATGATGATCCACGACGCGCTCGGGATGGAGCGTGGCCACGCCGCCGACATGGCCAAGATGGCCACCTTCCTGGACCGCCAGTCGGACAACGTGGCCGGGATCTACCGGCGCCGGGCCGGCGGTGAGGCCGCTGACTGGCGTGAGCTGATGCTGGCCGAGACGTGGGCGTTCGCCGACGAGGCGGTCGAGCTCGGCCTGGCCGACGTGGCGGTGGAGGACGAGCCGGCGGCCCCGGCTGACCCGGAGGTGCGGGAGCGGATGCAGCACCGGCACGCGTTGACGGACTTCCGGTACGCCGGTCGCCGCGCCGCTCCGGCGCCCCGGCGGCGGGCGGTGGCCAAGGTCCAGAAGCGGGAGGAGACCATGCCGGTGGCGATTGTGCGCTCCAGCAGTGACGCGGAGCGCCGGCAGGCGGCCGCCGCGCGCCGTGAGGCCTCCGGTGACCGTTCGGGCCGGGTGACGCGCCGGTCGGCGCCGGTGGGTGTGGGCTCGGCCCGGATGGCGTCGTTCCCGGCCCGGATGCGGACCGAGCTGGTGGAGCACAACGGCCAGCGCCGTTACCACCTGACCGGCCACGCCTCGGTGGTGGACACCCCGTACGAGATGTGGGACGAGACCGGCCCCTACCTCGAGGTCATCGAACGCGGGGCGTTCGACCTGACTCTGGCGGCCGGCCCGGATGTCGCGTTCCTGGTGAACCACCGCGGCGTGACGATGGCGCGGACCACCAACGACTCGCTCCGGCTGGAGATGGACGACGTCGGGCTGAAGACCGACGCGTGGCTGAACCCGAAGCGGCAGGACGTGTCCGACCTGGTCACCGCGGTCGAGGACGAGGATGTCACCGAGATGTCCTTTGCGTTCATGCTGCGCGACGGCCGCTGGAACCAGGACTTTACGGAGTTCCGGATCGGCGAGGCTGACATCGACCGGGGCGACGTGTCCGCGGTCAACTACGGGGCGAACCCGTGGACCGACGTGTCGGCCCGCTCCAGTGAGGTGCTGGCCGACCTGGACCACCTGCCGGCCGGCGCCGCCCGCGCGGCGGTGGCCCGGCTGCAGGCGCGGCAGGATGTGACCGCGACGGTGGCGGCCCGGGCGGCCGAGCTCGACCAGGTCGCCGTGCCGGAGCGGGAGGAGCCCCGGACGGGGCGTAGCATCGCTCACATCGAGGCTTTGCTCGAAACGTAGGGCCGAGGGTCATACCGGCCTAAGCAGTACCGGCAGTCAGACCGGCAATCATCCACAGCACGTAGCACCGCGGACAGCGAGCCGACTCTCAGATCGGTGGCCATCCGCCAGACGCGCACGCCTGCACTCGTACCGGCGGCGCCCGGCGGACGCGGAGCAGCCCAACAGCTGACTCTGTGAGGAGCAACCGAATCATGGCAACGATCGAGGATCTGATCCTGTCTCTTGAGGTGGAGCAGGAGCAGGCGACGAAGCGGCGCGACCGCGCGATCGCCGAGGTCAAGAGCATCCTGGCCCGGGCGAAGGTGGACGGTCGGGCGAATCTGACCGCCGAAGAGGACACCGACTGCGACGCGGCGGTGAACCGGCGCAACCAGGCCAAGGCTGATCTGATCGGCATCAAGGAGAAGATGCGGCGGGCCAAGGATGCTCAGGATGCCGAACGGGAGATCGAGGCCGCGCTGCAGGAACGCAGCGTGGACCCGAAGACCACCGCCGGGGCCAAGCCGGCATACGACCGGGTCGCCCGGGTGGGCTCGGAGGAGCGGACCTATCACAAGGGGAACTGCCGGGGTGGCCGGGAGTTCCTGATGGACGTGACCCGTAACTTCCTGTACCAGGACCCGAGCGCACAGGTGCGGCTGGCTCGGCACATGTCAGAGGAGCGGGTCGAGCGTGGTCAGTACCTGGAGCGTGCGACCGGCACCGGCGCGTTCGCCGGCCTGACCGTGCCGCAATACCTCACCGAAATGTTCGCGCCGGCGGTGGCCGCACGGCGGCCGTTCGCCGACGCGATGACCTCGCTTCCGCTGCCATCCTCAGGCATGACGGTGAACATCTCCCGGATCACCACGCCCAGCTCGGCGGCCCTCCAGGCCAACGAGAACGATGCGGTGAGTGAGACCGACATGGACGACACGCTGCTGACCGAGAACGTGCAGACCGCGGCCGGCCAGCAGACGGTCAGCCGGCAGGCGATCGACCGGGGCACCGGCATCGAAGAGGTCACGATGCGGGACCTGCAGCGCCGGTACGCGACGAACCTGGACAGCACGATCATCAACCAGGCGACGACCGGGCTCTTGGCGGTGGCGACTGACATCACGTACACCGACGCGGCACCGACCGGCGCCGATCTGTATCCGCGCATCTTGCAGGGTGCGGCGGCGTCCGAGGCGGCGTTGCTGGGACAGGCCGACCCAGACGTGGTGGTCATGCACTCGCGGCGTTGGTACTGGCTGCAGAGCCAGATGGTGTCGACCTGGCCGCTGATCGGCCAGCCGGGTATCGACCCTCGCCATGGCGGCGAGAACCTGGCCGAGACCTACGGGTCGGGCTTCCGCGGGGTGCTTCCGTCCGGGATGCGGGTCATCGTGGACAACAACATCCCGACCAACATCGGCTCCACGCAGGACACGGTGGTGGTGGTGCCGCGGGACGAGTCGTTCCTGTGGGAGGACCCGGACGCGCCGCAGTTCATCCGCGCGGAGCAGGCCAAGGCGGCCAACCTCGGTGTGCTGCTGGTCCTGTTTGGCTACTTCGCTTACACCATGAGGCGTTACGCGAACAGTCACCAGCAGATCACGGGCAGTGGCTTGACCACGCCGGCGTTCCAGGGGGTCGAGAGCTAACGGACGCAATTCCGGGAGGCCAGATACGGGGTCTCCCGGAGTTGCTTCCTCCATGACCAGATTCGCCTTACGCAAAGGGGGCCGGCCCATGGTCGTCAGCAGTAGCGTGACGATCTCGCCCAGCACGCCCGTGTTGCTGGCCGCAGCATCCGGGGCGCATACCCACGTGATTGTCAAGAATGCGGGAAGCACTGCATTGCTTGTCGGTGGTTCGGCATCGCCTGCACAGTGGTTCGCAATCGTCGGCAACGAGAAGATCGACTTTGTGTTGGAGCTTGGCGAGGAGCTATGGGGTAACGCCACAACCTCAAACGCCACAGCCCACGTCCTCGTCGGCAACCAGTAACCCTCCGGAAGGGACGGAACCCCAATGCCAGATCAGAGAGCTGTCACCCTGGGCAAGGTCGTCAGGGCGGCGACCGGAAGCTCGCCGGCGTACCCGACACCGACGGCCTCGCCGGCTCTGTCGCCGACCTCCGGCGCCGCAGCCGGCGGGACGGCGGTGACCGTCACCGGCACCAACCTGTCGGGTGTCGTCGCGGTGCTGTTCGACGACGTCGCGGGTACCGGGCTGACCGTCACGAGTGACACCTCGGTCGTGGTGACAACTCCAGCTCATGGCGCCGGTGCGGTGACGGTCACGGTCGTCACCCCGGGTGGCGTCGTCAAGAAGACCACCGCGTTCACGTTCAGCTAGGAGTCGCGATGAGCAAGGAACCGACGCATGTCGTGCAGGCCCGTAACGAGCTGGCCAACGCGGAGGCGTATGGCCAGGAGGATCGGGTGCGGGCGGCGGAGAAGGTGTTGGCCGCGGCCGGTGTCACCCGGCGTGCGGCGGTCGAGGCGGAGGAGCCGGAGCCGGAGAAGGCACGCCGTACCCCGCCGCGGGGCCGGACCGCACCGGCGGCCCACAGGTCGGTGACCACCGGTGGGGGTGTCCACGGTGGCCGATGAGCCGGTACCCCCGGAGCCTGAGCGCGTGCACGAGGTGACCGCGCAGATCAACCTGTCACTAACCACCGGCCAGCCCATCCCCGAGCCGGACCCCGAGGAGGAAGAGGAAGACGCCGATGAGTGATGTGACGCTCAGGAACGCGGCCGCCGACGGGGCCGCCGTCAATCTGGAGGCTGCCTGGATCGCCATCCAGGACGGGGAGACCTCTGCCGACCAGGTCAGCAACGAGCGGCTGCAACCGGCCTACACCACCGCATCCGGTGGCGTCGCCGCGCTCACGACCACGCTCAGTTTCACCGGCGCCGGCTCGGCCGCAGTGACCCACCTCGGGGTGTGGACTGCGGAGACCGCCGGCACCTTCCGGTTCGCGGTCGCCACGGCCGGCGACAGCTCATTCAACGCGGCCGGTGACCTCGACCTCACCGCCGCACCGATCACCGTCACCTAGGAGGAAGCCATGGCCGCTGGATTCGGTGCACTGCTCACAAAGCAGGCCATCAACGAGGACGCGGGCCGGATGGCAGTAGCCCTGCGTAACGCGTTCGTGCTCGTGCAGAAGTTCTCCACCTGGCACGCCGGAGTGGGCGCCTCCGGCCTGGAGACCGACTTCGGCTTCGCCGCCGGGGACGCCGCAATCATCGGCTCGGCCATCACCGACCTGGAACAGCTCCGCCAGATCTACCTCGGCGCGGCGGCGCTGGCAAGCGCCAAGAACTTCCGCGCCTTCTCCGACGACCTCGAGGCCCTCCGCTAGCCGCACCGAGCCTGAGGTGGTGCCGCGATGACGATCGTCCGTTCGCTCGACGCCGCCAGCGACATCATCTTCACCACCGGCACCGGCGGCCTGGACACCATCACGCACGGCACCGTGGCGGTGCTGTTCAAACCGTTGCCGCTGTATGACGGGGCGGCGCGGACCCTGTTCCGGCTGCACGACTCGGCCGGGCTGGACCTCGGCGGGATCGGCCTCAACGCATCCGATGAGGTGGTGTGGTCCGACGGGACCACCGAGTCCGCCGGGCCGGTCACCACCGCCGGCGACTGGCACGCGCTGGTGGTGCGCAAGGCCACCGGTAGCGCCACCCCCCGATTCAGTGTGCTCAATGTCACCACCGGCATCCCGGCGCACGCCGACGGGGACGCGGCGGTCGGGAACTGGACCGCCCCGGCCGGCGGCAGTATCCGGATGGCCACTGAAGGCACGGTCGGCCCCGGCTCCTACGTGGCCGCGATGGGCGCGTGGGTGGATGAGTTGCCGTGGGCCGCCGACTCGTTCGGTGACGACGACATCGAGGCGGCGCTCCTGGAGGAGCACCTCGACAACTGGCTCGCCGCCGCACCGTCGGCCGCGTGGGGATTCGGCCAGCCCTCGGATCACAACGTCGAGGATGTCACCGGTGGCCGGGCCGACCAGATCACCTTCGGTGGCGGCGGCTCAGTCTCGGCCACCGACCTCGGCTTCCAGTACGAGGACACCGGCCTCTTCATCTTCAGCAAGAACTTCTACCGCACCACCCAGACCGAGCCGTTCACCACCGGCATCGTCCGGGACCTGTCGGAGACCCAGGGCACCCCGACCACCCTGACCTCCGCCAGCATCTCCGGCGGGTTCACGGAGGTCTTCCGCTTCCAGCGCGAGGTCGGTACCGCGGTCGGCAGCAACACGATCTCCACTCAGCTCCAGGTCACCGCGGTCAGCGCGGCCACGCTGAGCTACCGGTGGCGGGTCCAGCGCTGGAACTCATCCGGGGTGCTCCAGGCCAGCTCGAGCTACTCGAGCGAGCAGAACACCGTCGGGATCAAGGTTCAGACCTTCGAGCTGGCCACCACCTGGGTGGCCGGGGACATCCTGGCCGTCTCGGTCGAGCTGCGCAAGGCCGGCGGCGGCGGCGGCCGAACCATCACCGTGGCGGTCAACGACCCCGACGCGTGGGCCGAGTTCGAGGTGGCGGTCTTCTCCCCCACGCAAGTCACCGCCAACATCCCCCTGACCGTCGCGGTCGCGCCGACCGTTGCGACTGACCACGCGGTTACCGCCGACATCCCGCTGGCGGCGGCGCTGGCCGGCACCGTCCAGGCACCCAGCGCAACCGGGCTGATCTCCGGAACCGTCTCCGCCAACCCGGTCACCCTGTCCTGCGGGGTCGGCGAGCGGCTGATCTGCATCGCGTTCAGCCGCGGCGGCGGCACCGGCTTCGCGGTCACCCCCAACGCCGGCGGCGCGTCCTGGATCAACCGGGTGGCCGAGGCCACCTTGCCGGCCAACGACCTGGCCCGCCGCTCACTCGGCGTGGCCGAGCTGGTCCCCACCTCGACGATCACCGACGGGCTGTTCACCGCCGCATGGTCCGCCGACCCCACCGACGCGATCTGGCTGCGGGTCCAGGAGGGCGGCGCGTTCGGGTTCGCCGACGCCGCCGTGGCCGACTCCGACACCGGCTCCGTCACATCCCTGGCCACCGGCGACACCGCCTCGATCCCGGCCGGTGACCTACTGCTGCTGGCCGCTGCGGCCATCCGCGACGGCGGTGCGGCCGGCATCGGCTGGGCCGCCACCGACGTGAACCCGGGGCTGGTCGGCGGCGGGAATCTGCTGCTGGACGCCTACGCCGGGAAGGGCGCGGGCGGCAACGCCGGGGTCGGCGGCTACCTGATCCTCGACGGGCAGGGCACCGGTGTCCGGGCGGACACGGTCAGCCTGCCCGGTGGGGACGCCGGCAAGCGGATCACCGCCGCGCTGGTGGTGTGGTCCACCGGGGTCACCGCCACCCCGCAGGTGACCGCCAACATCCCGCTGACGATCGCGGTGGCTGGCACCACCGAGGCCGAGCACCAGGTGACCGCCGGGGTCGAGCTCGGGGTGGCGCTGGCCGGCACCGCCACCGCGCAGCACCAGGCCACCGCCGAGGTGGACCTGACGGTCGGGCTGGCCGGCGCCGTCGCCGCCGACCACGCCGTGACCGCGGCCGTGCCGCTGGCCCTGAGCCTGACGCCGGTGGTCGACGCGCCGGAGGTGGGCGCCCCGGCCGAGGTCACCGCCAACATCCCCCTCACGGTGGCCGTGGCCGGCACCGCCCAGGCCGACCACCAGGTCACCACCACCGTGCCGCTCACCCTGGCCACCGCCGGCACCGTCCGCGCCGAGCACCAGGCCACCACCACGGTCCCGCTCACGGTCACGCTCGCCCCGGTGGTCGACGCGCCCGTGCCCGGTGCGCCCAACCAGGTCACCACCAACATCCCGGTCAGCCTGACCTTGGCCGGCACCACCGCCACCGGCTACCAGGCCACCGCCGGCATACCGCTCACACTGACGATCGCCCCGATCGGGCACAACGACCGCGCCGTCACCGCTGCGATCACCCTTGCTCTGGCGCTCGCGGGCGTTGTCGCCGCGTTCGACCCGAACCGGCCCGGCCGGGCCAGCGCTGTACCAAGCCGAACCCCGACCGCCACCGCCGTCGCGCCACGGGTCCCAACCTCAGGAGGTGTCGCTTGATAGATCTTGGCGATGTTTTCCAGGTGGCCGTTGCGATCCGGGATGATGCCGGCGAGCTGACCGACCCGGCCACCGCCACGCTGACGATTACCCTGCCGGACCTGACCCCCGTCACCCCGGCCGTGCCGCTTCCGCCGGCCGAGACGGGCATCCTGCGGATCGACTACCAGACGGTCCAGGCGGGTCGGCATCCTTGGCGGCTGACGACCACCGGCCCGGTCACCGCGCACGCCGACATGTTCGACGTGCGTGATGCCTTACCACCATTGCTTTTCAGCCTTCAGGATGCCAAGGAGCATTTGAACATCGCGCCGGGGATCACCACCCATGACGAGGAGGTGCGCCGCTTCCTGGAGGCGGTGACCGAGGTGGTAGAGCACAACCCGGAGTGGGGGGTGGGCCCGGTGGCGGTGCGAACCTACACCGACCGGGTGCACGACTACGCCACCCGGGCGCTGGTGCTGCGGCACCGGCCGGTGCTGGCCATCACCTCGGTAACCGCGGTGCTGGACGGCGGCACCGACTACGACCCGCTGGAGCTGGACGTGGACGAGCAGGCCGGGGTGGTCATCCGCAAGGGCGCCGCCGGGCTGTGGTTCACCGGCGGCCCGTGGGACGTGGTCTACTCCGCCGGCCGCCGGCAGGTGTCATCGGCGATCACCCACGCGGGCCGGATCATCCTGCAGCACCTGTGGGCGACCCAGCGGGGCCGGGAGTCCCGCCGGCCACCGTCGGCGAGCTCCGGCGACGGGGTCGAGGCGCGGGCGGCTGGGTTGACGTTTTCGGTGCCGCGGCGGGCGATCGAGCTGCTGGGCGGCGAGGCACAGGCCGGGGGTTTCGCGTAGATTGAGCACCGACCTAAAGGAGCGTGAGCTGGTGGCCGACTACGGGGACGTGGAGATGGACCGGCGCGGGGATGACCGGCTGTATGTCACCCGGACCGACCAGACGATCGGAATGTCCGTCGACCGGCTGGCCGAGGCCGCCGGCCTTGGCTTGGCCATCATCGATGCCGACGGCCGGCTGGTAATCGCCGGGCAGGCCTGCTACAACCCGCTCCGGTTCGAGGAAGGCGGCCGGGTGGTGGTTTGCGTGAGGGCTGACTGATTAGCACCATCCCGGCTGCGTTGGATGCGATGCTGGTCGCCTTCCGGGCGGCGCTACCCGGTGTGCAGGTGCTGGACGGCCCGGACGTGGCCGACTGGGAGGATGAGCTGGTCATCGTCGGCTGGTCCGAGCAGCTCCCGTCGGTGGCGGTG